CTATCATCGGCTTTACCGTTTGGCTGAATACAATGGCAAATGTCAAACAGTGTATCTTTTTTGCCTGGTTCTTTATTGGCCTTTATAATATCGTCGCTGAGTACAGACTCCCCAAACTCTTTAACGCAGTTTTCAGCACTCAGCTTGTAATGACGGTAAAACGTATTCACAACACCCCGACTATCTACACCCAAACAGAACTCCCCGGCGGTAAAGGTGATAAATCGAATAAAGTTTTCGCTGTCTTCTTCCTCTAACACGCATCCGGTCCCGAAAGCGGCTGTTTCTTTGTAAATACTGTGTAAAGAACTGTAAAGATTTGACCATGCGAATATATCCAGCATTCTTACCGTTGCATCATGAAACCACGCCTTAACCTCGTCGTGTTCCATCAGGTCGTCGTCCTGAAGCGTCAACCTTAACCACGGCCTTGACTTCGGGGTCATACCCGTCAGCATCGCCGCTGCTAAATCCTTCAGGTCCATCAACGCCTCCGGGTCAATTATCTTGGTATGATCCTTTTTCTTCTCCGGGCTTTGACCAGCATCGTCCATGAACAGCCCTTTGCGCGGCATTACATATGCCTGGATGTCCTGCCAGTCCTGCTCGTACTCGTTACGCAACAAAAGCAAGGCTTTGTATCTGTCGCAATATTTCTTGGCCGGTTGTGGTTTCGCTAAGTCTTCTGCCATAATCTAAACCCCGCGCTGTAGGACAAATTTGGTATTATACACAACGGTAAAATAACCCGATCCGATATTGGCAATGGCAATATATATTCCCCGGCTCATGCGCCACTTCACACCCACAAAACCAATCGGTAATTCAGAATCCTTCCAAGTACCGCCGCATATCTCGTAACCACCTGTGGCCGCCGCCGGGTCATTGTATAACGTAAAGGTCGGATCGTTCACACCGTCATGCTTTAGAAGTAAGCCAATCAGGTTTGACGGCTCGGCAGATACCACACCGGTTGAGGCTATCTTTAAGGGAATGCCCTGGGCGTACTTTAATATATCCATTTTAAAACGGCCTCCAAACATAAACATAGGTTAAAAACAAGGTAGCGAATGAACTTAATACGAATCCAGCCAGTAGGCACCAAATCTTAAATTTTAACCGCCGGTCATTTGTTTCGGATTCTTTAACAACAACATCAAGCGCCGCTTTCATTACAAGCATTTGACTTTTTAAGTTCTTGGCCGCAACGGACAACTTGACTGCTCTTTCTCTCATGGTGTGCGCCTCGGCTTGGGCGTTTCTTACAATGGTTTCGTCAGGCGTTGCTTTTTCTTCAGCTTTAAAACCCCTGGCAACATTCAGCACATAACGGAATATATCTGCATCGGCAACGTGCTTGCCCCGCTGTATCTTGTTGTAGCAATGTTCGAGCGCAAGTTTTAAATGACCTTTTGTAACCTTCTTCTTGCTCGCCGCCTTGATTATATCGTTTATACTAAAGCCTTTATCGGCATAATATTTCACGATTTCTTTAGTAAGCATTTAGCCTCCCACTTCATTTAATAATTCCTGAAACCGGCCCTTAGTCTTGCCCCAATACGGCACTTCATCTGCTAATGCCCAACCTTTTATTCCGTGCTTGTTCCTAAACTGTTTGCGCCGGAACCGATTGCGTGTCATGTTATTATCGTGCCGAATATCAAGATTCGGAAACTCCGAAAAATACACATCATACTTATTTTTATTCGGATCGCCCTTGCGCCCCGGCTCGCCCGGACCACCAGGCTCAAACCCCCATTTCGGATTGTGCTTCCCGCGTTCCTCGATCATTTTAATACGGTTTGCGTACCATTTAATCATCAGGTCTTTATGACCAACAAGGCTGCTCTGTGATTTCGTGTAGTAAAAAAGCGCCTGCCCGGTCTTGTAGTCCACTTTCCAACGGTTCTGATTATAATAAAATGTATCTTTCCTCGGCGGCTCAAACTCGAAATGGCTCGGATGATATAAAACGTCATGCTCGACTAAAAACACTACCTCCGATTCGATTGTTTCCAGCCCTTTTAGAATCTGTTGATACATGCTTAACGGTGAACTTTCCAGGTCCATTACAATATTTTTACCCAAGTCAATCGGTTTGTGTGAAACACTTACCAGCTCATTACCGTTTACGCATCGCTCGATCTGGCCCTTGACCACGTTCATAATCTCTTGGTCGCACTTATTATCAGTGTAATACACTAGTCCTTTAGACGATTTTGCCATTACCTCCCAAGAAGGCAGGGGCGAAAACTTGTCAATCAACCATGATATTTTGCGCTTTTGACCGGGCCACTTATCGTTTAACCACATATCCCTTGAATATTGTCTTGCTTTCTCTTGAGCGCTGGCAGGGTTGTGATACGGCCACGAAAAACCCGGTTGAGTTCTGGCAAGATGAGCAAACCATGTTTTTTTATTTACAACCTGTCGCCCGCCTGACAGCCACGCCTTACAAGCAACTTCAACCGATACCTGCCCCCAACTACCGTGGCTTTCGTCCAATCCCCCAAGCTCCCAATAGCGCTCTCGGTGTTGAAACCAACACGCACCGATACCGCACATAACATCAGTAATATCACCCTGCGCCCAATCTCTTTTTTTATGGCTGCATCGGACTTTCAGTTCACCCGGTTCACCGTAATTTTTTAGGCTGGTCTTATCGAAATACCGAATCCTTAAATTCTTATCAAACCACATATAATGTGTTCGTTTTCTTCTTTTGTGCTTCCAGATAATCTTGCGCTCAAAATCGTCAAACTTCCTGCCATCCCCGCACTTATCACAAATAGCCCTTGTCGGTCCCTGGTCGTATTCTGTGCCGCACTGTTTGCACACCCAATGAAACGCATCTAACGAATACATCATAGGGATAACCGTCCAGTCATATTCGCAATCTTCCATCAACTTACGGTCAAAACCCTTGTCCACACTGCAATGAGCATCCAGCTTCATTATAAACTTGGCCTGACTTAGCTTGGCCGCCTCGTTGGTCGCCGCCCTTTGTCCAATAGGTACACTGTGATGTATCAAAGTGACTCTTGGATGATCCTGAATCGCCGGGTCAGGCCAACTACCGTCACAAACGGCGATAACCTCTGTGTCGGCCTCGATGTTTTCCAGCACGCTTTCAACCGTGTTTTTTAAAAACTCCTCGTTTCGTGATGGTATGATTACGGATAAATCTCTCATTTCTTCACCCAAAACCACGATATTCTGTTGTCACCGCGATGTTTCCTGACTTCTTCGCGTGTATCCGTTAAAAACCACGGAACGATATCATGAGCCTTAACGTAATCATCAACCGCAAGCCTGACTTCACACCCAGTTCTGCGATGAGCGTAATAATCGTGTCCACTAATAATGCCGCCTTTCTTAACCTTTGGAGTCCACAATATAATATCCATCATTACATAATCATACCTGTGATTTGCATCAATATACACAAAGTCCAGGGTGTCGTCCGGTATTTTACGAACTGCATCACCGCTTTGCATTTCAATAAATTCAACATTGAATCCCTGCATATTCTTAATACAGATTTCTTTATTTTTCTTATGGTTGCGGTATATTTTTCTAACCCCCGGATAATTCCCGTAGGGATCGACCAAATACAGTTTTAAATCCGGGATAGTGTCGATCATTAGTTTTGAAAACCGACCTTCTTCTACCCCGACTTCGCACCCGATCTTAAACCCAAGCCTTTTTAACATCTTGGCAAACTCTAACCGATTCATGCCCTTGATCTTGGCCGGATATTCCCTCGCACTTCCAAGTTTGTATTTTTCCTGTATATATCTATTGGTCAAAAAGCTCTCCTTTTCGTGCCAGGAAGGTATCGGTGCAAATTGTTTTATAAGTGATTTAAACTTCCGGGTCTGCTTGGGCCACTTGTCATTCGTCCAGAAATCAATTACAAAGTTCTTGGACTTCTCAAACCATGCTGATTTCTTGTTGTATGGCCTTGTTGAGCGTTTAAGGTGTGCGTACCAGGTGCCGCGATTTAAAACGAACCTACCGCCGGATAGCCATGTTTTCAGGCATATTTCCTGTGCCTCACGGCCCATCCACCCGTAATTTTCCTCGTCCAGACCGTCCAACTCCCAAAACCTATCTTTGTGCATGAACCAACACGATCCTTGCGTAGTCATTAGGTCAACGATTCTATCACCGTCAACCCTTGCCCCATACTCCGGCCAATTAGCACCCTTGAACGGATAGTTTTGATCGTCCGGGCTGGTGATATATTGAAACTCATACAGTTCTTTGTTGGGCTTCCATTCTTTCCGGGTCAAGCCGTAACGCCTCGGAACAACCGTCCAGTTAGGCTCGCAATCTTTTTTCAGCTTCGTGTCGTAGCTTTGGTCAAAGATACAGTGAGCATCGCATTTTAAAAGGTACTTGCCTTTTGCAATCCTGGCGCCGGCGTTTATGGCCGCCCGCATTCCGCCCGGCTCGCTATTGTGAATGATGTGCAAGTTGTTATAATTTCTAAGCGGTGGATCGGGCCAGTATCCATCCAGTACGGTAATTACTTCAATGCTCCCCTCGGCCTTGGTAATAAGATCGTCAATCGTCCATTGGAGATATTCTTCTTCCCTGGCTGGAATTATGACTGATACTTCAATAGACAATTAGCCTCCTGCATCTAATAATAAAAGATTAATGCCGTCTGTCTCTGGACTCATCGAAGGTGATACCGATGCTGATTCGCTTGGTGAAATCGACGGAGAAATGGACGCTGATTCTGATATTGACGGTGAAATCGATGCCGAAATACTCGGACTGATGCTTGGAGACACCGACGGGGATTTGGATAAACTCGGACTCTCGGACGCCGAAAGCGATGGGCTGATGCTGGCCGAAATTGATGGTGAAACGCTAGGTGATTCCGACACGCTCGGACTTTCAGAAGGACTCACGCTGGGTGACACGGATGGACTCAACGATGCCGAAATTGATTCAGAGATGCTCGGTGATTCAGAGATGCTTGGCGACTCGCTTGGGCTGATAGACGCCGAAATTGATGGTGAAATTGATTCAGAAATTGACGGTGATTCCGACGGGCTTTCGCTAGGGCTAACGGACGCACTTAACGATGCTGATTCGGATTCAGAAATCGACGGTGATTCAGACGCCGAAATCGATGCTGAAATCGATGGACTGGCTCCTGACCATTCNAAGAAATCAAAACTGGCCGTAAATTGCGTTCCATCATTATGCTTTGCATAGATACCTATCCTGCCTTCGGCATTCGAAGTTAGGGGAGTACCAGGCGCAGCGATTAATGTCCAGTCATCATCAATATATGGTTCTTCCGTGGCATAATAACAGGAAAAATCTTCCCCACTCCGAACCATCCGCAGCCAACACGGACTCGACCCCGTTTCCGCAGCCGTTTCGGTAGCGGTGGAATCTTGGCTAACTGTATCAACCCTGTGAAAAATTATCTCGGTATTTACTGCGGATAATAGACCAACGGCAACGTAATCTTGATCGTCTTCTGGATCACCATCCTCTTGAAAGAGAATGCCAGCACCTTCCCAAATATGATTGATCTCTGCCGCCGTTAGCTTAACATAGACATCGAAATCCTCACTTACTGGCATACACTGATGGAACAGAGCAGGATCAAAAGAAGCACCCCATAGGTTTCCATTACTGGAGAGAATATCCAAATCTCCGCCAGCGGTTTCGGTAAAGGTGCCACCCGTTCCCGCCCTCTCATCCCAGCTCGGATCTTTACTCTCATCGTCAAACTCATCTTCGATCCACTCACAAGCCGGTTCCGCAGACGGTGACTCACTTGGAGACTCGGACGGGCTGACGCTCGGACTTACTGACGCACTGACACTCGGAGATTCCGAAATGCTCGGACTGATAGATGGTGATTCGGATGGGCTTAAACTAGCTGAAACAGACGGCGAAATTGACGGGCTTAAACTTGCCGATTCAGATACGCTCGGTGATTCCGATATTGACGGAGATGCACTCGGACTGACTGATGGAGATCCGGATTCAGATACGCTTGCCGATTCCGAAGGTGATTCCGAAGGGCTAATGCTTGGGCTGATCGATGGTGATTCGGAAATGCTCGGACTGACTGATGGAGATCCGGATTCAGATACGCTTGCCGATTCCGAAGGTGATTCCGAAGGGCTAATGCTTGGGCTGATCGATGGTGATTCGGAAATGCTCGGACTCTCGGACGCCGAAAGCGATGGGCTGATAGACGCCGAAATTGATGCCGAAATTGATTCAGAGATGCTCGGTGATTCAGAGATGCTTGGCGACTCGCTTGCGGAAATTGACGCTGAAATCGATGGTGATTCCGCCACCACATACTCATCAAACCCGATAGACCAACCACTTCTTGTATCAAAATCAATATCGTCATCGAAAGCGAAATTGCCATCAGCGCTTAAATCCGTGCCCTCGTCGTCAAGATCGGTATCGGTGGCCGCCAGGTGAAAATCATCACCCGCAGCATTTACATAATCCGGGGTACCGGTGTAATTTGTAGTCTGGTTATGAGTCCCATCGAGATAAATATCATCATCTAAAATACAATTCTTACTATTACAGGTTGCCCCGCTATCTATTCTAAGCGATGAATCAGTGCAAGCGTTTTCAGTATAATTATAAAGATAGCATGTACCGGAGTCAACCCACACCCCATAGCTTTTAACATCGTGGGCCAAGCAGTTAACAACGAAGGAGGTCGTGCCTGTTAACCTGAATCCATGCGCTTGCCCAGATCCCGCATTGTTTGATTCTAATATCAGAACACCGACTGCAACGTTTCTGTTCTGTCCCATACGCAAACATGTTGCTGTACTGCTCGAATTGCAGTCCATCCTAAAGACAAGATCATGGACTTGAGTATAGGCTTCATTGAGGAAGAAAATACCGTATTTCTGGGTCGTCTGACGAAATCCCGGTACGCTGCCATCGTCTTTAGGAATACCAGCGTGTCTATCCGCTGCCGCCGCCCGAATTATACGAAACCGGGTAGCATCATTAGTCGAACCATCTATTACGTCCGTGTCGTCCCAAAGAGTTCCACCGGCAGTATTTTTGTAAACCTCTAAAACATCGGTTTCGTTATCATTTACATGATGGGTATCGTAGGCCTGTTCCCATGTAGAGAGAGTACCACCCGGATGATCCTTGTCGGTCCCATAGGATCTTATTTGCTCATTTGTTCCGGGAAAATAGTCTCTTGAGCTACCCATTAGATGTCCTTAGATAAAACATAGCTGTTTGTAAATTTATCAAACACTAAATCATTCAAAGCGTCCCACTTAAATATTTTATCGTCTTCCTCGCCTGTCCCAGGCGCAGAAGCATGAACATGAAAAATTACACCTGGTGCTACAGCGTTACTATTCGTCACACTCTTGGTCTTTGTTATCTTGTACTTGCCTTCTTTAGCATCATACCCGGACTCATAGTCACTCTCAGGGGCATTCATAAAAGGCGCCACAACTTCAGATACTTTCCTAAATGGCTGATAAATAGTTTCTTTATTCGCAAGCTTCGCAGCATCGAGATTTCCAAGCAGGTTAATAGGAATTTTGTACCGATTCTTGGCTATAATAGCCGGTGTCTTTATCGGTTTGTTATCCTTTATATCCCAAGAATAAGAATTGCCGGGGTAGGTATTTGAATCAACATTGTCAGAATCATCAATGGGCCTGAAGTCTATCCCAAACTTTAACCCACCCACGTGCATACGCCCCTTTAACTTCGTTGTTAATTCTTCTAAACTCAAGCTGCTCTCAAAAGGCACATAAAGGTATTCATCAATCGTCTTGCGGCCTACGCCGCTCGGATATGAAACGATAGCAACAATATCGCCTTCTTGCTTCCTATGTGCTTCCGGTTCGTCCACTACCGCTATTATAAATTCAAATATTGGCAATTAGCCTCCTAATAACGTAGGCTTGTAAGTTGTAGGATCGGTCATAATACCACTACCACCTGTTAGAATAGTTGAACCCCGGCCCATTGCCAAACGCCTGCGATGCTCCATGATCTTGTCGCGCTCTTTGGTTTCTTCCTGCTTGGTCGGAATCGTGGGCGGTGTCGGGACCGCTGGCGTACTCGGTGAACTAAATAAAAAACTCATTACAATCCCCTCCTAGCCATATAACGCCTGCGCTTTGCAGCAGCCATGCTTTGCGCTTCTTCTTCTGCCGCAAGTGCCTGTTGCTCTGCACTTAAAACTGTTGATGTGTTGGCTGTTTGCGGAGGCGTAGCTTTAATTTTAAACTTGCGCCGCTCACCTCCGCGACCACCTTGCATCCCGGCGCTTATGTCTCTGGCTTGTTGTTCCTGACCAGCCGAAAGTGCCGCACCAATACCGCTACCGCCTATGCCGCCAGAATCGCCTAATATTCCCATAATAAAAAACCCCCTATCTATCCAACACATTATACTCGGTATAAGCCTTGACCGTCTTCCGCGCCATTACGTCTAACGGGTCTTGAACCGCTACGGGATCGGCAAAAGTAACGGCTAAAGCGTCAGCATCGTCAGGGCTACCAAGTTTCATTTCCTTCATTTTTTCTTTTGATAACAGTTTGATTCTATCCACAGCGTCAAAGCTATATGTGACCAAGCCTAATTGAGTTCTTAAAGCCACGTTGTCAGGTATAGCGCCCCCGGCTTCAAACCACTTCAACATCCGACCATACATCTCGCATCGCTTATTGACGTACTTGTTATGCTCGGTAGCCTTGCCGCCGAAATTCACCTCAATTACATCGTAATCCAACTGTCGCAATCTATCAATTACACCCTCACCTCTGCCAGCGTCTATAAATACAGCATGGGGTTTCCAGGTGGTAATGACCTCGGCCACCTTGCTGGCAAGCGCCATATTGTCAATGTTGGCAAACTTCTGAAGGTCGTAAGCCGCTAATCCCTGGCGCTTGATAATTACGCTTGAATCATCCCCGAAACGAGCCACATCCACGCCTAAAACCTTCGGGGCAAGGTGATAGTTGCTCTGATGAATAGACTTGCCACAGGCGGCCAGTATCAGGTCCATTGAGATTAAAACGTTATCGGCTGAAGCGGTAAAGTCACAATAATATTCCTGCCTGATAAGATTCTCACTCATGCCTTCGGCACGTTCCTTGTCCATGTCGGCATCAGTTAAAATCTTGGTGTCACGGATAGTTAATAGTTCTGAATACCAATCGTCACGCTCTATGGATGTCTGATATATATCCCAGCCGTGGTTCAGCCCCCTGGGCGTGAAATTAAACAAGGCCCATCCCCCGTTCTCACGAAGAATCGGCCTCACAAAGTCCCATGCCTCTGGTTTCTGAAGTGCAAACTCGGAAAATACACAGCCTACCGGGTTAGTGCCTACAACACGGTCAATATCGTCTGTACCGATCACCTGAAACACGCTACCGTTTTTCAATTCGATTTGCATTTCTTGGTTGCGGGTGGTTGTTCTAATTTCCTCGGGTATATGTCCAAGGAACGGGAACCCGTCCCGGTCCATGCCATTCCAAAGGATTAAGCGGCCTTGTTTAAATGTTGGAAAGAAATAAAAATACGTTCCTTTGCGCTTAAACATCATGGCGGCCATGATATTAATCAGGCTTTTATCTTTTCCCGAACGACGGTGCCAAACCGCCACGCCACGTTTAACACCTTCATCGACCACAGCGTTATACATTGGCTCCTGATACCACCTGGGAACATAATTATGGGGTATTCTTATTCTCGGCATCACTAAATGATTGTATTATCTCAACGGTTAAACCCTCGACACTGACCTCTTTTCTTTCCGGTTCGTTTAGACCTAACAGTTTTGCAAGGGAATCATTAGCGTTCTTGCGATCTACCAGCTTATATTTATATCGCTTGGTTGTAACCGGGTATTCTGTTCCGTGTGTTGTCTCGACTATTTCAAAACCTTGAATGATTTTAGCGGTTTCATCGTCAAGTTTGTGAATTGATAAAGGCTCGCCGTCCTTATCAAGCAGTTTTCTAACATCGAAGTTCTCAAACTTATGGTATCTTCCCGCTACATATTCCTGGGTTAGTTTAACCTTCTTTCTAAGCTCACCCTTGCGTTTTGCCACAAGCGCCTTTATGCGAGGTTTTTTTAAGAGCATCGTGGCAATGGAACCGGCTGACCTTTCAGAATAACCTGCTCGAATAGCCGCGGCCTTACCGTTAAAGTCAACGATATATTCATCTGCAAAATTAACCTGCCTGGGCGTTGGCTTTGGTTGTGGCCTCTTTTTCGGTCCATTCTTTATCAGCTCGGCTAATATTTTAGACCTTGGCATTTAACCTCACCTCTAATATTGCCAACCAAACAATCACGACCACGGCGGTTGTTCCGATATGCATTACAAAATGGAACGTACACCCTACCACAGCAGCAGCAACAGCCGCCACAGGCATAAGTGTTGCTCTGGAATATCCGGTGTGCATAAAGCGTCTAACCACAGATACACAATAACCTCCAATCGCTATTAATGACAACGGCGCTTCAACGAGTAATTGAGCATACTCGTTATGCGCCGTCATCCAGCTTGTTGTTGTTCCCGGTACTTTCGAGAATAGAATCTTCCATGTTCCCAGGCCCCAACCCATCCAATACGGGCTGTGATACCACGCTATCATTGCAGCTTTTACCGCTTGGTAGCGGGCAGCTACGCTCTGCCCTAAGTTGCCCGTTTGATAATCGAGATATATAAATCCAACTATTACCGTTGCTGCCAGTACCCAAAACCATATCGGAAACGAGGCTTTGAAATACCAGGCATATACAAGCACAGCACTTGCAAATATAATAATTCCACTCAGGCTTTTGGTTAGGACTATCCCTACAATCAATATTGGGATGCAAAATATCCATCCTTTTCTAAAAAATGCCGGAGCGCACAGTCCAAGCAGGCAAGAGATTTCGTTCGGGTTGCACATTAGGCCGATACCTGGAAATGCCTTGTTGCCGCTTATAACCTGAAGCATAAGAAATAAAACATTTAAAAGTGCAATTACGCATAATACATTTAAAACCCATTCAATACTCTTGCTGTTCAAAAACTGAACGCACGCTAAAAACCAAACACCACCTACCGCAACCGCCCACATTGCCATGATACTTTCTTTGCGGTAGCCCGGATAAATATGATAAAACAGCATAATTAAAACGAACACACCTATCCATCGGTTAATCCGGTACAACATACAGGCCAGCAAAAAGAATGCGCCCCACTCGACCAATACCTGAAACGCTACCCGGACCTGCTCATTTGGGGTTTTGATCCTGACTACACATACCACAAACAAAACCAGGGCTATGATAAGCCCTGCCTTATTGTGTCGCTGTGTAATAGAACGTAGCACCAAATAGCTCCATTGCGGCGGTCCCTGCCAATGCGTTATCATCACGCCAAATACTAAACGTAATCCAATCACCAGCAGCGAGACTTGCAAAGTCTGTAGCTACGGGTAAAACCGCTTGCCCTGGCGAAGACGCATCGTCGGTACACACTACGGTTGTTTGTGTCGTGCCGGACGAATCCACGATCAAGCCTGTTCGGTTTACAAAAACATCATAACCAATATAGTTTTGAGTCGTGGTATTTGATGCCTTTGTCATTACCCGGAATGCACCGCCACTTGAATAATCAGCCGGGACCCTGAACGTAATCTGTATCTGAGTCGTTTGAGCGTCATCCCATGTTAACCCTAAAATACCATCCTCAACCGCAAAGTTGGGGATCGTAGATGACGTTAGTTCAGTACCTTCTTCGTGCAGAAAGGCCCCTATTGGTAATTCTTTCTCTCGTTCAATCGTGGCGGTTAAACTGGTAATGGTAGCGGTATCGATCACGGCATTGTTGAAATATCCGTACCCCCACATTTTAGTGGAGTAGCCAATATATCCCTTATCGTGTTCTGGCGGCTCAAACACCTCTCCCGATGGTCTATCACCCGCGATACTCACGCCTGTAATCATCAACAAGCCGACCAATAGTGCAAAAACTTTCTTCATCGTTTTTTCCTCCCTACTTATAAGTAGTTAATATAGCTTAAAATATTTTAAAGCGGTTGATTATATAACAGGTAGATTTAGAAAGTCAAAGGGACACAAGGGGGGGACACCTGAAAGACAATATAGGGTGGACTTCAAGAAGTGGGCAACTTCATCTTTTTAATAAAATTTTATTTAAAACCATCCTTTATCCAAGACATACTTTTTTATAACCGACGGCCATGTGCAATATACCATTTTTGCTGGTGGTTTATTGAACACTTTCAGCTTTAAAAAAACAACATGATTATCTAACAACTCTTTCTTGCGCCTTCTGATGGTGCGTGGATGTACATTTAATATCTGCGCTATCTCGGACCAACCTTCGGCAAGTCTTTCGGTTTCATTCATGGCTTGCGTTTAAATCCTTTCTATTGTTTACCGCTTCTTTTATTGGCGTGTTGCTCTGCCAGAAACGAAATCGGAACCTTGTCGGCTGTTTGCCTGTTATAGACGCTTTCTATTACGTCCAGGTAGTCCTTTTTGGTATATTGTCTTTTTAAAAGAAACGAATGTTTTTTAATTTTTTTAATCAACCGTTCGTGATCAATTCCATCTATAAGTAAAATTTTAGCCAGCGCCGAGACAAACTGGGTGTTTGATGCAAAATCAACATATCTTTTTGCGGTCAAAACAACCATCTCCACAAACAGGGCAAAGTCGGCATTTATTACCTCAAACTCTCCATCTTTAAATCTATCTATTAGCTTGGCCGAATATACGGCCAAACCCGATAACAGACTAACGCATTGGGTCACGCCGATACCCGTTCTGTCGTGATATTTTTTCAGGTAAAGATATTCAGAATCCCCTTCGGCAACAAACTTCTCCATGTGGTCATTATTGGTCCAGTTAGTGTTTGTCTCTATTTCCTTTACGGAAATAAACCTGGGTTCAACGACATATTTGACCGGGATTTTTAGTTGCTTTGCAATGTGTATCCTGTTGTGTCCATCTATAACCCAAAAGTCATTGTTGTTTTTGCCATTTCGATAAACCTGGGCTGGTTTTCCCTGCCACCATCCATCGCGGTCCATTTGTAAATAAACTATGTCCTTTTTTGTGTATATCCTATGTGAGATAGAGCTTTTAAACAAGTCATAATCCGTTGTCTCATAGATGCATCCACATTTTTTTGAAGCCATTTTTTTCCTCCTTTTTCAATTTCTCTCATTATTGCAGCAAGCGAACACTCAAAAACACCTAACAGGGCTTTTTCCTTAAAAGGGTCGTCAATATAGGCAACTATTCTATCAATATACACTCTGGCTTGGTACGAATTCTGTATGGCAAACGAACCCAATTCATCTTTTGTCGGTCTTTCTGTTTCCTGAACAAGCGGGCGTTTTAATCGTTTTTTTTTGGCCCGGTTAATTTTTGCATAGATATTTGCTGTTTTTTCACCCGTTTCTTTTGCAATGACTCGTATTGCCTCGATCTGGATTTTGGCTTGTCCGGTTTCAATCAGTTGCTCCATCTTTTCTAAATACACTGTGTTTTTTAGGTACGGTTTTTTTTGATTAGTGACGCTTTTTGTATCCTCCATTTTTGTATCCTCCTGTTTTGTTTCGGTATCACCCCCTTTTTCTTCAAAAGTTACATTTGTAACTTTTTCTTTTTTGGCTCGATGGTATTTACCTTTAACAGCGCTAAAGGTAATCATAATCCCGATTGATTCATACATTTCCTGTAGGGATCTAAACGCTTCGTTTTTTGATATGCCTTCCTTTTCACAAGCCGTATCGACGGACTCCTCAATCTCATATTTACATGCTTCTGATATTGCCATCCCACGTTACCCCTTTTCAATAATCTATAAACTTAGCAATATTCCCATTTATCGCCCTTGCAAGCCCGCCGTTTGCGTAAACCTTAAACCACAGGCTGCCGTCAGCCTCCAGATACGTCACGATCTGCTCAACACCGTCTTTACCGATCTCGGCAGTTTCGTTCTCGTAATACAGCTTTTGCACGTCTTTTATCTTCGGTTTTTTTCTTGGCACGTTCTCACCTCCTTTAATTGTTTTCAATTAATATGCGTTCCTGATGTTCAATCATTTCGGCTTCAACCTGGACCGGCGGCGCTATGTGTTCAATGAATTTTAAAGCTGTATTTTCAATTTCGTGCCGTCCTGAAAGATAACCGTTTGTTTTAATGCCTTGCCGCTGATATGCTTGATAATATTTAACAAAGTCTTTTCTGAGCCATTTTTCGTCGGCTTCAAGTTGTTCCTCGCACAGATTTACCCATCCACCAAAACAATTTGTAATAACGGCTTTTGTAACCGGGTCCCTGAAATTAACGCTTTGATAACCGCCTATTTGACGGATGGCTTTTACAACCAAGTCGGCTTGCACCTGGGCGGTATCTTCGAGCCTTCCGGGTCCTTCGCCGGTTAATTCAACCAAGTCGGCTATTTTAGGGAAAAACTTGCATTGCACAATGGCTTTATTAAAAGAGCCCCTGCATTGCTCGTCGGTAAATGGTTCAAGTGCTTTCCAATACATTTTTGATAATATATTTGTAATTTCCTTGTCGAACATTTCGCCCATACCGACCATGAATTCTTTAAACAATTTTTTATCTGTCATCCTGACCTCTCCCAATCATCCATGTTTTGAATGTTTTTGATTGTACGGATTGATACCTTTCCTTGTAGCGGGTGAGGCACATCGTTAAGATAGGATTCAAACTTAGTTCCGAATAGTGTTTCGGGTCGAAGGTATTCACACATTTTGGGGTCCGTGAACCACTTGGCGTGTTTGTTGTCGATTACGGTTAAGAAATCTTGCTCGGTGAAACCTTCTTTGATTCTTGAATTGATTAGGGATTGAGTTTTGCGGTTGGTGGATTTGAAGTGTTTTTTAGTTTTTTTGTTCAGATATTGGATTATCTCGACATATAGCTCTTTGTCTTTAATAGTGTCTTTTGTACTAGTGTCTTTTATAAGAGTAGCTGGTAGCATTATTGATACAGAGTTTGTAGCATTATTGATACAGGGTTGTATCTTTTTTGCTACAGTATCTTTTTTGATACAAGCACTCCATTGGTTGTAATTCTTATTAAATTCATATACTTTGCTTCCTTTTGTATCATTATTGCTACATTTAAGTATCTTTTTTGCTACAAGGCTTGAAATTGCACGATAAACATTTTCCCTTTTCATGCCTGTTGTTTGGCAAAACTGAACTATCGAAATAGCATCAGATTTTTTATTAAAGCCGTATGTTTTCCGTAAAACGAACAACAAGCACTGCATTTGTTCACCAGCCAACCGATATCCAACCAAAGCATCAATGATCTCGTTAGCTATTTTTATATAACCATTTTCAAGTTGAGGACTTGCTTTGTCCATTTAACCTCTATTTAATCATCCCCCCGAAGGGCTACACGACACGCCAAGTTGCCCCGCTTGGTTCGTCAAGCTTCGGGGGGAGGCAACAAATACCATTGTTTTGGGCAAAACTGTCGCCACAATTTTTCTCCTGAAAACGAATCGTACCAAGTTCCATCATGGTAATATCCAACGTAAAATCCAGCGTGACTATCGACTAAAACTTCCACGGAACATCCGTCAGATTCAATGGGTGGCGTTTGCGAATGGTGGAATGGTCCCTTTATCGTCGTGTGTTCCATTAAATCTCATATCCTTTTCGCCAGCTCGTTGATTTTATTGTACCAACACAAATGCCAAGACTTTTCCCATACCCCTATTTTCCAATAGCGTTTGATATTATTATGTATCCAGTCAATCTCCGCTTTTATCTCCGGGTCAATCGCGCCGATTTTCTTCATTCAACCCCCTGTTGTTCGATTAGGTCTTCGTTTTCCCAAGGTGTTTCTTGACGATCTACGCCGGGTTCTAATTGGAGATATTCCTGTTGCTGAATGAGTTTTCGATTTAACAAAACAAGAGCAGAAGCACTTTGTTTTTTTTCAGCCAATATTTTAGGATGATCAATCTGACTTCTTAATATTTGATAATGAACCCACATCGGTTGATTTTTAATCCATTCATTCTGAACCGCTCGTTTCTCTGGATCCGCAAGGAAAATGATATAAACCGCAATCCCTGTAGTCTGCTCATATTTTGGCTTACCCTCATTTGTAAAATAACCTTTCCCAAGAACAACCCTTATTTCCTCATATTCTTCTTTCGGCAAGGTTAATTTTTGAATCATTCGCATACAAATATTTGTAATTCGATTCATTTCGGGCCACGGTTTTTGCAGAGCATCATACCCGTATTTGCTTTGTGCTGACTTTATTTCGTCGTTGCTTGGTATCCTAACTCCCATGTTTGCTCGTAATCCCTTACTAATATAATTGTTTTCCGCATTATTAAAATGATGGCCATTACCAAACCATATTTGTTTTTTTGACAATACGCTAATAAACGGGGGGTCTAAAACTTCATTGTTAATAACATGAGCAACCATGTCGTGTAAAACGTCGGGGATTGTCTTGTCAGATATTAATATGCTCGATCTTTTTTCTTGATCCATTATTCGTTTCTCCTTGTTTATAATAAACTTCATTGATTTCAATGAGGTCAACGCCCAATCGGGCTAGTTGTAAACACAAATCAGGTAGGGCCGATTTTATACCGATTGCGGCCTCTGCTTCTTCCTCTAACTGTGGAGTTGGGATTATCCCTTCGGCCAACGCTCTTAATCCGTCACAGGATGCCAGAACATGATCCCACAGCTTGCGGTAATTATCTATCTCTTTTGGTTTCACCCCCTTCCGTTTCTTCCGGTTTTTTTTAGCGGCTGTTTCAAGTCTGGACCCAACACGGGCGGCCATTTTCCCAGTCGTTATTTGCTCCGCTATAGCATCAGCAAGAACCTTAGCGTCGTCATCAGACACGCCACCATCTTTAATTTCAACAGCTACTCCATTTAACTGAATTTTTACTTCGGGTTTTGTGTGTGATTTCGTAGGCTTACTTGTGCTATGGGTTTCCATAGCGGTTTTTTCTTTTGGCCAAATCCAGTCATTTAAGGTGCCTATCGGAATTTCAGCCTCTTTTGAGTAGTCCTCTATCATTTTCCTTATTGATATTTTTCTTTTCTCTGCCTGCTTGCGTATAAAAATATTTGTTGCGATTGGACAGGTCCCGTCCTCTGTTTTGTGTGCCATTAATCCCCCCTTTATTATTCGATTAAATCAGCTTCAGATACACCAAGCGCAGGCGCAATTATCTTAGCAACCTGCAAATTCTTATTTTTTAATTGATAATGTAATCGCTGCCTC